GCATGTATGAGACAAGGCGTTTTTTGATGCTCCTTGTTGCGGCCTCACTCATACGATCTGCAACATCTTTGATGCCATCTTCGAAAATGCGGCCGGCAGCAACAGCACCTGCAATCCCTGCCGCCCACATGTAATCTGTCTCCCGAGTGTCGGGCTCAACATGTACGTGGGGCTCCACATAAGGGATCTCTGTGAAGAGAGGCTGGGTGATGTTAACGCTAGCGAGGGGGCTGTCACTTGTTTGAATGGCGATATCGCACGCGCATCTCACAGTAGGTAGATCGCACATGGGACATAGAACGATCTGCTCCAACTCCCGCGAAACGCGTGAAGCACGATTTTGCTCATCTCGGAATTGACGGGCCAAGCGAGAGAAAACTCTGATGAATTCATAAATGTCCGTGTAGACACCTGTAGAAACCATCTCAACATGCTGGTTGCCATTGTCATCCGTGTTTTGAACGTTAACCTTGAAAAGCTCCAGGTTCCAAATGTTCATGTACTCGCCAATCTCAGCTAGGGGAATCTTCGAAGGGTCGAGCATGTTGGGCGCGTCGTCCTTTGCATACTGGGGCTTCACACCGACCTTGACTGCCCACGGGAAGCGCCGACGTACAGCCACAGAGTTACTGAACCACGCATCAGCATTCAAGTGCACAGTGTTGGTAGTGCCGATAACGAATTCGGCCCTGACAGGGGTTTTGCCCTTCAGTTCAAGCTCCGCCTGAGGGGGGCAGAAGGGGACATTGTTCACGATCTGCAAAACGTCCGTCAGCGAAGGGTCATTTTGGCCCTTGTTGGGATTAACGGAAGCAATATCGTCAAGCAAAATGCCCCAATGAGAAGTTCTGAACCCTGACCAAAATTGGTCAGCGGCAGAACGCGTAAAAACGCCCACCTGAGAAGTCGGTAGACCGAACATCTTGCCAAAATGGCTGAAAAGAATCTTGCTCAAATTGGACTTACCAACGCTTGATCCACCAAAAAGCATCACTGCAAAAGGCGCGCGACGGGCCTCGCCCGCCGCTTGGCGCGTAAGAACATCGCCCTGGAGAAGACGAAGCTTCAACAAAGTGCCGCTCACAACATCCTTGGAATCACACGCCTTGGAATATTTGTGAATCTCAGCGCCTTGACGAATGCACTCCTCAAGATCGAGAAGGAAACCATGATACGTGAAACCGTGAGCCTCAGGATTAGCCAGAAGAGTGCCTCTTTCGATACACAAGGCGGCTTTCTCCCCCCATTGGGCATAGCTCCTACCAGAATGAACCAGTGGTGAAAGACTTTTCGTTTTCCAACACTGGACAACGCGCTCCGTGATGAAGAGCAAGGTGTCCAAAAGATGAGCGATGAAATCACAATCTTTGATGGTGGGCGAAACATACTGGTCGTAGATGCTGGTGAAATCCTGAACAGCATCAGCAACTCCAATCTTGGCTGCAAAACACGAGGAGAT